AAGCTGGTTATGGTGATTACATAATAAAAGGAGTGCAAGGAGAATTATACCCTTGCAAACCCGATATTTTTCTTAAGACTTATGAGGAGGTTGACAACGCTGAAACTCAAGAAGAAAGAAAAACTTATTTAAGCGAATATCTTAAAGAACACAATTGTTCTTACAAGGAATTTATGGAACACCAAGAAATGTATAATGGTTTTTGTCCTGTGGGATTAGAAGAAAATCCATGTCCTGCAATGGATTGCATAGAATGTTGGAATCAAGAAGTAAAAGGAGAATAATATGGAAGAACTTGTATTTAGAGATGGCGATGAGGTGGAAGTATGAGTGATTCAAAATATCAAGAAGCGTTAGATAGAACTAAAGAAATATATGAAGTTATTTGTGATGAGTTAAAGAGCAAAGAATTGACAAATAAAACGAATGAGGATGTAGAAGTATTACAAGAGTTAGTTGATAAAACAACATGGATACCAGTTGAAAAGAAACTGCCACCAATGTTTGTGAAAGTACTGATTACATATGAAGACAATAATTTTATTCCGCGTAGATCTTTAGGTTATATCAATGAATCACATGAGTGGATATATCCGTTAATGAATAATTATAAATATAGGGTTATTGCATGGATGCCTTTACCAAAACCGTATTTAGGGAGTGATGAAAATGACCGCTAAAGAAATGTTTGAAGCATTAGGATATACATATTATAAAAGTAACAATATGATTCTTTATGAAATAAGTGAAATAAACTACTTTATTTTTAGCCCGGATAAAGAAATCACGGTAGGTGATTATGGCATAGACGTAGCTACATTGAAAGCAATTAATCAACAATGTAAAGAACTGGGGTGGATTTGATGGAAAATAATGTTGCTGATGAAGTGTTAGAAAAATTATGTAAAAATGGTGTAATTGTTTATGACAAGTTACCAAAAGATTGGAAAATAACAAAAGATGCAACAACTAATCCAAAAGGGTATAAATGGATTAATAATGGAAAATCACGTTTTAGTAAAAATTATAAACAAGGATTGTTAAAGGTGAAAGAAAATGTTGAGTAAAGAAGAATGTGAAAAGGCATTAGAACATTTAATTGAGTGTAAACAAAGAAAGTTATGTGATAAATGTAAATTTAAATTAAGATGCACAATGTCAAATGATGAATTAGTTATAAACCAATTAATCGAAGAACATTTTAAACCAAAAGAAAATACATCGGAATTTAAGCACTTTAAGCTGCATAGTGATAGAACTTTAAAAAATCTAACAAAAATTGAATTAGTAAACTATATTAAGATGCTATATTATAATTGGGGCGTATGTGATGACCAATTAAAAAGAGTTATTGATAAAGCAAAAGAATTAAGTGATTCGAATGATGAACTAAGAAGACAATTATATTTTATTGAACCATACAAATTTGAAGATTTAAAGCCTAATATGTGGGTTTATGATATTAAAGTAAAATGGTTATTTAAAATTGTTTCTGTGGATATAGGGATTGAAGCTTTAAAGCACTATGTATTTATAGTTGAAAATAGAGACGGAAGCACTTCTTTAATAAATTTCGAAGAAAACCGTTTCTTTCCAGTGCTATGCGCTAATCTAGAGAGCTAAAAAAATGAGTAAGTTATATGCAATATACGATGAAAACGACTTTCCCGTATGTGTTGGAAGTTCTAAGGAATGTGCTGCATACATGGGAAAGAAATCATCGAAAACCTTTATACAACA